TTTGTCTTTGTCTATGTCACAATGAATAAAATTGTTTCCAATTCCAATTCTGTTTATTCCAACGATCATTAATGCCGTTACAATTTTAAATCTCATATAAGAATCTTTAACATATATATCTGCTGCTAATCCTTTTGTATGTGATGAATTTTTTGAGGTTTTATAACCTTGTTCTAATAATGCTTTGTTGTATTCTGGAGTTCTATATCCTGATGTAATCTTGAAAGGCGCTTCTGCATAACCTCTTGCATCGTCTAAAAGACAAATAAATTCTTTGTCCATATTGTCTATTCCTTTGCCTTTTCCACTCTTACAATCAAATTCCCCCCAACTGAAATACTTAAAATCGTCCATTATTTTCGTTTTAAGAGGCTTTTAACAAAATTGTATATATCCTTACTAAGCATAGCAACAAACCCTCCCAGAAGTCCTAAAATGACTGTTTCTGCTATTGTTTGCGTTGGTATCATTCCGACTGTTAAAAGGTTTCCACAAAAGAAACACCCAAAGTATTCTAATTTTTCCATTATATTATTTTAGTATAAGCATAAGTAACGTAAACATTACAAGACCAACCACCAGAAAACGCTGCGTTTGACCACATCATAAATGGTTTATTGAGGATTGTTTCAGAGCAAGTTCCATTATTTGAAGGGCTTGCACCTATTTGGTATGTAATATCGGTAGTTTTCCCATTCATTGCATCTCTAATTTGTTTCCAATAATGGGTGTCGTCTGTGGCAACATAACCAAAATTTAAATTATTGCTTGAAGCTTCTGTTGCTGCTGCATAGGTGCATAAAACAGTCACATTAAAAATAGTTGTAATATATCCACTTAACGCACCAACAAGTGTTTTCGGCGCTAAATGAAGGTTTTGAACCTCTGTGTTGTTTAAAGAATACTTGTCCGTTTGAATAACATATTTAAAATCTGTTTTCTTAGATGTTCCTGCACTGCTACCTGTGGTGTCGTTTACGTCCACCACCATAAGCAAGTCGCCACTACCTGCTTGTTCTTCGAGTGCTGTCTTGTCGGTCAGTCTTTGTCCAGCCATAATTTAATTTTTTAATATAGTTTTTAAGTTTCTTAAAATTCTCCTTGCTTGGAGTATATTCTTTTCTTTTAACACCCATATATTGTTATTCCTGTGCCTTGTAAAAAGTTTTTCACTTTATTACTTCGTGGCGTTGTTGGGTCTAAATTAATTCCTGCAAAATAGTTATTTGTTGTCGGATCAAGGTCTGATCCTGAATTACTTGAATACTCAGGAAATGAACTTGAATTATTCCTTAAGTAGTCGATCATTCTCTGACGATAAAATTCTCCTGCATCAGTTGCCGTGTCCATCACAGGTTTTAAGTCATCATAAGTTGCAGAAGAACTTTGATCTGTTGCACCCATCACTACAACGGCATTGTTTACAAATCTTAATCTTAAATAAGGTATTAATTGTGTAAATGCAAATTGAACTAATGTTGGTTGCAAATATGTTTCAACTAATGTTTTGTAAACGCCTGTTAATGTTCCCCCTTGAATATCTGCTTTCAATTTATTATCAAGGTCAGTTCCTAAGATCGGTAAAATGTGCATATCTTGAGCCAATAAGATATACGGCATAATTAGATCGTCTGAAACAGAACCACCTAATGCTGAATCTTTTTTTAATCTTGTTGAGCTAATGTATAATGTATGTTGTATCGCCATAATTTTATTTTTTATACTGGTGTTGATCTACTTCTTTCTGTTTCTCTTCTTGGTTTTAAAAATCCGTGATTTTTCATTTTCCAAGTTGTTTTTCTCATTTCTGAATCGTCAGGCATTTTGATTTTGTTATTTGCAAATTGTTGCGATACTTCTCTAAAATTATTTAGCGTTCCATTAGGCAAAAATTCGCCACCTTGATATTCCTTGCCATCTACGTCAACAAATACTCGACCTTTTGGAACTTGCCTTCTGAAATAGAATACACGAATCCATTTATGTTTGCAATTAGCACCGCCCTTGTATAATGCTATATTATATGTATTTGTTCCATTTGGTCCAAATCCTTTGTTGACTGCTTTTTTAGATGCTTTTTCCAAATCTTCCATTCTATAAAGTGTGCCTTGCTTAGATTTAGCAACCATTTTTTCACAGAATTTTCTGCTTGTTACTTGACCTGTTTTTTTACTTATAGATAATGTTTGAGAATATCTATATAAGATTCTGAACATTCCGTCATCACTTGAACTATCAGCAACATTTGGTGTTCCTGCAGGTGCATAAGCAAATTCGTGGTATCTTGTGTCTATGGCATGATCGTCTATTTCTTCTTCGTATGCTTCAAACCATTCTTCGTCATCTAATGTAATTCCAACTTCATCAAAATAATCTAAACAAACATCGTCATCGTCTACATTGATAAACATATCTTCACGAACTCCATCAATTTCATTTACTTTTTTTCTTGCCCAAGATTGACCTGCATCGCCACCCCATAATGCCCAGGCAATACGCCCTGCACTTGGAAAACCATCTTCACCAATTTCAAAACCTTCTGCTTTTTTATCAACTTCATGTCTTGCAAAAAAACTATTCATTCTTTTAATTGTATCAAACGAAAGATTATCACCATTTTTAATGTTTGTTGCCCTTGCAACTGCAACCTGCGTTCCACCTCGTCCATATTCTCTGCGCCACTCTAAACCCTTTATAGCTTCTTCAATCATTCCTTTTGTTGGTTTAGTGTCTATGTCTTTTAAATCTTTAAATTCTTGTTTCAAATTATCAGAATCAATATCTTCTTTTGTAACACCTTCCTTTTCTTGATCTTCTTCTGATTGTGTCTTTGTAACTTCTAAATCAATGAAATCGGCAGGTTTAAGCGATTTAAAGTATAAATCAAGGTTTATATCATTAACTCTAAATATCTTGTTTAAACCCTTTAAAAGCGTTGTTTGGAATGGTATTACAACTGTATTGTTGAATAAGCTATAAGCATCTCGCAATTCGTCTGCATTGTTACCTAATCCACCACCTTCTGCACGTATTCCAAATAAAATTGGTGATGTAACTCTGTGACCTGCTAAAATTTGAGAAACGGATTGTTTTGACATTTCCACCCAAGCACTCTGCGCATCATTCATTTGGATTGGTTCAATAATTGGCGCAGTTTCTTTTCCATCATTAAATGTAATTAAGATTTTACCTGCATTTCCTGTTCCTGCGAATTTTTGATTTAATTGTCTTTCGATAGTTCGCCTTTCTTCATCTGTCGGAATACCATTAGAGAATCCAACGTGCATAGATGGTGTCATTCCAGATGTTATGTTAGATAGGTGAAATTGCGCAATCTCTAATTCCATTTGAATCCAATCTGTTGCTGCTACATAATCTGGTGCAAAACCATAAAACAATGCAGGGTTTTTATCTCTAATCATTAAAATTTGAGATGCTTGACTTCTATCTTCTGTATCAAATGCTTTATAAGCACGTGGTTTATATTCAGCTTTTTTATGATTTGCCCAATTAGCACTATAATAATAATGCTCAACTTCACCATCAATCATTTTACCAGAACGAATGTATTGTGCAGGTATGTGTTTAATCTTAGCTATACGACTACGATCTCTTGACCATATCACATTAACATAACACCCACCAAATAGCTTTAAATCCATTGCTAAGTCTTTTAAAACATCGTCATCAGAATCATGTAATAATTCTGTTAATCGTAAATAAGATTCTTTTGTTGCATCTGATTCATCAGCATTTGTTGCTTCTAATCCTTCACCATATATCATTGCACCGATTGACTTAATTAACGCACCATTAATAGCGCTACCTAAAAACAATTCTAATAGATAGTTTGGGTATAAATTATCTTCACCAAAACTGATCCATTCTTGGTTAGTTTTTTCCACTAAATGCGGAATATTATAATGCGATAGTTTTACTAAATTTAAATTCATACTGTTGGGTTTGTTAAATAGATGCTTTCTGTGTCTGCATCATTAGTTGTATATTCTTTATATTGCACAGATTCGAAATTTAAATCTGCGCTTGTGCTTTCGCTTCCTGTCATATTTAATATGCCTGTATATAGTGTCGCACTTGCATTTGCAGGGTTCAATTCTCCACTTGATAATGTTTCATAAATTGTGTATTCATAAAAACCTAAAGGAAATTCTGTTGTTCCGACTCTTAATTTACTTTGCGACAAATCTTCTACGTTTTCACTTGCTACACTATAATCAAAGTTAAAAGCAATATATCTTTCGTGTTTATCAACGCCTGTGCCTGTTGGATAACTGCCTGTTCTTGTAAAGTATTTGATTTTTCCTGTTTGTTGCGACTCTAATTTAAAAAGAAAATAAGGGTAAGTAATGACATAATATGTCACGCCACTAATTACAACACTAATGATTGTTGGTGATACAGAAAAATTAGGCGCAACATTAGCCATAACATTAGCCGTTGACCTAAATGCAGCAGGATTTGTTGTTTCGTTAAATATGGTTTCCTGTATCATTAAATGCTCTTATAATAATTTAACATTTCTGTAATGCTTTCTGGTATTCCTTTTAATTCTTCTTCTGATTTGTTTAATAATGGTTTTACAAACTCATTAAAAATATAACTTTTTTCGTAATACTCTTTGTAGGTCATAATTAATTGTTTGCAACTGCCGTTATATAAACAGAATCGTTTTCACTATCATTGTTTGTGTATTCTGTATAATTAACTGCTTCGTTAGTTGTTTCTGGTCTTAGGTTCATTAATCCATTCCATATTGTTTTAATCGCATTATCTGGATCAAGATTAGAACTGCTATTGTTTTGGTATGCCGTTACGTTATACATTCCGTATGGATAATCTGTGTTTCCCATATCTAAAACACCTATGCTCGGAAGATTAAAACCAAATGGTATAAACTGAACAATCACATACCTTTCTTTATTAGTATAATTAGTTGATTTAGGCAATGCGTTCAATGTTTTACCAGATAATTGACTTGTGAAAGAAAACAAAGGTGGATATGATATGTCGGTCATTTCACCATAAAAGTCAAGATAAACTGATTGAAAGTTTGAAATTGACACAGTATCTCTAAATAATTGTATCATATTATTGTAAAATGTTCATCAAATAAATCTGGATATTTTTCCAGAATTATAGTTTTATTTTCTTCGCTTAATTCGTTTGGATCAAAAAAAACATAATCTGATGTGTTATATTTCTCCTTTAATTTCCACATTCTTTTTCTTTTTTACTTGTTCAAACAAACTATTTCTAACGCCTTCATTAAGCGATTCTATTTGCTTTTGCGTTAGATCATTTAAAGGTATATTAAGCGAGTCAATGCTTTTACCTTCATATTCTTTTTTTAATTTCCAAGCCATAGTGTTTTACTATAAATATAAATATAAGTTATTTGTTTTTTTTAATAAAAAAAAGGGGTAATAAAACCCCTTTCTTCTTTTGTATTGAGTAACGATTAAGTTCCTACTGTAATTGTTAATGCGCTTTCATCAGTTAACCCATCAAACGGGAATTTAGCCGTTGCAACACCTGCACTAGCAGGAAGCTGAATTAAGGCATTCTTTTCTTGTGCACCCCATTCTATTGTATAACCATTTTGGTCACCCATTGCCGTTCCTGTAATAACTGTTCCACCTGTTACGTGACAACCATTGTCAATTCCTAATAAAAAGCAATTGTCATTTTGATCTTGAACAAAAATCTGTGCTCTTGAATAAGCCATCAATCTAAGTTCATTAGTTGTGTCGTGGTCTATTTTTTGTAAAACAACTGATAATGTTTGATCAAAGAATGTTGTTCCATTAGCATTATCAGAATTTATGTTCACCGTCATTGAACTCAGATTCGGAATTAAGTCATACTTAAATACAGTTGTTTGACTGCCAGATTGAGAAGACCAAGTTGCAAAACCTGCCGTTGTCATTTCTGTTGTGTTTATAGTAGCAACTGCGCTAATATTGTTATTGTATGCTTTGCAAATGTAAATAGCTTTCAATCCACCAATGGTGTCTTTGCAGTCTATTAATCGTCCTCTTGTAATATCACAAGCCATATTATTATTGTATTAAAAAGTTAATAAAAAGGGGGTGTATTGCAACCCCCCATTTAAAGTATCTATTAAGTCCAAACAGTTGAACCATATACACCATCTGTTGCTACTGCACATTGAACACCAAGTGCAAAGTTCATTACAATTCTAACATTGTCTGAACCGTCAAATTGGTATGTTGGTATTACACGAGCTTCTGTCCAATCAGTTGCAAGGTTAGTTCCAAATACTAAGTTTTCTTTATATGTTGCAACAATTACATCATCAAACATTCCTGGACATACATAAATTGGGAATCCAAAGTATGTGATTCCTTCAAATGATTGAGCAACACCAAGACTGTTAATACCTTGATTAGAACCTGCATTAGCTAATGCTTGAATTAAGAAAGCATAAGTTTTAGAGTTCATATAAAATCCGAATCCTGGTTTAGAAGTTAAACCTGCAATTCCAACTGCTGCATCATATACAGAAGCCATATCAGTTAAGATATCCGTTGCAGCTAAAGCATTAGCAAAATCAACCTCAGTAAAGTCTTTTAATTGACTTGCATCTGCACCTGCTTCATCTTGCGTTCCATCATCAGATAAGAAACCTGTTCCAAAAGGAGAAGATCCTTTCCAAATCATATTTTCTATATGCGCACCTGCTTTTCCTGCAACTGCTGATAATAAAAAGTCCTCAAATGTTCCTGGAAGGTTTCCGTTTCTGTCCATATTCTCACCAATCCAAGTTGGGAATACAGTTCCACGGCAAATTTCTTCGTTAACTTTCATATCAGTTAAAGTTAAAACTTGCTCAGTTAATGAAGTATCATTTCCAGATGAAAAAGAACACCCTGCAGCAACGATAGGATCAGTAATACCTATATTTGAGATAACTGCTTTACTATTTAAACCGTCTATTTGTCTTACATATCCTTTTGCAATTGTGTCTGGTGACTTCACTGCAGCCGTTACATAAGGCAATGCTAATTTACCTGCATAGGTGTTATCAGTTACGGTTATGTCA